GTGGCTCATGTCCAGCAAGCGCGGCCGCCGCATCGTGTGGCGGCAACTGGACCAGGCGGGCGTGTTCCGAAGTTCCTTCAACACCAACGCGATGTCGATGGCATTCGCGGAGGGCGGAAGGAACCAAGGGCTGCGGTTGCTCGCGATGGTCCACGAGCTCTGCCCGGAGCAGTACCCGGCAATGATGAAGGAACAATCCACCAATGACGGAACCAATGATGATGGAAGCAGCCGCAACGACCACTGAAGGCGCTTCCCCATCCTCGGTCCCCGATGCAGTTGCGGCGACGGCCGACAAGCTGTACGGGGACACCAAGGCGACCGCGACCCAGGGCCAGCAAGCCGCCGATGCGGCCGCTGCTGGTAAGGAACCTGCGCCGGCCGACGCCGCCAAGACCGAGGCACCCGCCGAGGCCAAGGCAGCGCCGGAAACCTACGAGTTCAAGGCACCGGAGGGTCGAGCGTTCGACCCCGAGGTCATCGCCGAGTACTCGAAGGTGGCAAAGGAACTGAACCTGTCGCAGGAAGCCGCGCAGCGCGTCCTCGACTCCGTTGGCCCCAAGCTGGCGGAACGTCAAGCGGCGCAGATCGAGGCCGTTCGCAACGGCTGGGCCGACAGCTCGAAGGCCGACAAGGAGTTCGGCGGCGAGAAGTTGTCGGAGAACCTCGGCGTCGCGAAGCGTGCGCTCGATCAGTTCGGCACCGCCGAATTGCGCGACCTGTTGAACGAATCGGGCCTCGGGAACCACCCCGAGGTGATCCGGTTCATGTACCGCGCCGGCAAGGCCATCAGCGAGGACAAGGTCATCACGGGTGCGGCCGCCACGGCCAAGTCCGGTCCGAAGTCGTTCGCCGATCTCGCCGACGCTCTCTACAGCACCTAACCACCACAAGGAGCCACACCAATGGCAGTTCTCTCCAGCAGCAACCTGACGCTCGCCGACTGGGCGAAGCGCACCGATCCCGAGGGCCGCGTCCCGGTCATCGCGGAACTCCTGTCGCAGTCCAACGAGATCCTCGAGGATTGCGTGTTCAAGGAGGGCAACCTCCCCACCGGCGAGCGCGTCGTGATCCGCACGGGCCTCCCCGCCGTGTACTGGCGCGCCCTCAACCAGGGCATCCCGAACAGCAAGTCCACGACCGCGCAGGTCGATGAGGCGTGCGGCATCCTTGAGGCCCGCAGCGAGGTCGATAAGGATCTCGCCATGCTGAACGGCAACACCGCGCAGTTCCGCCTGTCCGAGGACGTGGCCTTCCTCGAGGCCATGAACCAGACGCAGGCGACCACGATGTTCTACGGCAACCCCGCCATCGAGCCGAAGTCGTTCCTCGGCCTCGCTGCGCGGTACTCGGCTGCCCCCGGCAGCTCGGGCATCGGCCAGAACATCCTCGAGGGCGGCGGCACCAGCACCGACAACACGAGCGTCTACCTCGTGGTGTGGGGCGACAACACCGTCTACTGCCCCTTCCCGAAGGGCAGCAGCGCGGGCCTCATGCACGAGGATCTTGGCGAGCAGACCGTCTATACGCCGTCCTCGGCCGGCGCATCCACTGCGTCCTCGAGCGACCGCATGCAGGCGCTCGTGACGCGCTACCAGTGGAAGAACGGCCTGGTCGTGAAGGATTGGCGCTACGTGGTCCGCATCGCCAACATCGACGTGTCCGACATGTCGGCAGCGAGCGGAACGCAGGCGTCGAACGCGGCTACGCAGCTCATCAAGCTGATGACCCGCGCTCTCTACCGCATCCCGAACATGGGCATGGGTCGCGCCGCGTTCTACATGAACCGCACCGTCCACGGCGGCCTCGCCATCCAGGCGATGGACCGCAGCCAGAACGTCCTGTCCGTGCAGCAGGGTCTGTCGCAGTTTGGCACGCCGTACAGCTGGCTGTCGTTCCTCGGAGTCCCCTGCCGTCGCGTGGACGCCCTCATCAACGCCGAAGCTCGCCTCACCTGATAGGTGAAGGAAGAAAGGAAACCACACAATGATTCTCGACCAGAACCTCCGTCTCGGCAACACCGGGGCAATTACGTCGGCCGCCACCTACATCACCGCGACCAGCGGTACCCCGGATGTCGTTGACCTCCAGAGCGGCACCGCCTACTCGGCCACGGCCAGCGGCACGCTCTACACCGTCGCGCAGGGCACCCAGAACCGCGACATCGGCGAGGGCCGCGACCTCACCGTGATGTTCACCGTCACGACCGCCCTCGCGGGCGGCACGAACGGCACGTTCCAGGTGGTCGCCTCCTCGTCCTCCACGCTTGCCTCGGGCAACATCGTGGTCGGCGAGGTCGGACCCATCACCACGGCGAACCTCGCCGCCGGCCGCCAGGTCGCCGTCAAGATCAGCCCGCAGCAGATCGCTGCGACTGGCCTGCGGTACCTCGGCGCGCAGGTCGTGACCACCGGCACCCACAGCGCCGGCGTCATCAGCGCGGACATCGTCATGGACATCCAAGACGGCCGCACGGCGTATGCCTCCGGCTTCACGGTGGCCTGATAGGAGCACCCAATGGCGAAGGTCAAGGCAAAGGTTCTCTGCTTCGTGGACAACGGCCTCCGGCAGCCTGGAGACGTGTTCAACTACGAAGGTCCGTACAACAAGCACCTCGAGTATCTCGAGGCTGCCACGCAGCCGGAGCACACCGCCGATTCGTCGGTGGCACCTGCGCCCAAGCTGCGCGGACGGAAGCCCAAGGCCGAGGCCAGCGCCACGGAGTGATCCGATGTTGAGTCTGTGAACAAGGAGGGGCGTCGGCGGGAAACCACGGCGCCCCTCCTCTCACAAGGAGGTCGGCATGGCGTCGGAAGTGGAAATCTGCAACCTCGCCCTCGCGTACCTTGGCGACGATGCCACCATCGCGAGCATCAACCCGCCCGAGGGATCGCCGCAGGCAGAGCACTGCCAGCGGTTCTACCCCATCGCACGGGACACGCTGCTCCAGATGCACAACTGGTCGTTCGCCTCGCGCCGCGTGAGCCTCGCGCAGGTGACGATGCCGTACACCATGTGGAAGTACGCATACGCCTGCCCCGGGGACATGATGGTCGCGGTGGCCGTGCTGCCTCCGCAGGCCGAGAACGACTACGCGGTGCGCGCCTACCCGGCCGACCGCTACGGATGGGGATGGGTCAACACCCCGTTCAACGCCGCAGGCACCTACGTGCCGCAGGAATACCAGATCGAGACGGACACGCTGGGGAACAAGGTCATCTACACGAACCAAGAGAACGCGCTCCTGCGATACCAGGCGCTCGTGTCCGACCCGACAAAGTTCGACCCGCTGTTCACGAACGCACTCGCATGGCACCTCGCGTCCATGCTCGCCGGCCCGGTCGTGAAGGGCGCCGAGGGATCGGCAGAGGGCCGCAAGGCGGCGCAGATGGCGATGGCCTACGTGCAGCAGGCCAAGCAGTCCGACGCCAACCAGCGCAGCGTCAGCCCCGAACACATCACCCCTTGGATGAGCGGCCGCTGACATGGCGCAGACCCGCACCTACACCCGCTCGTTCGCAGGCGGCGAGGTGTCGCCCGAGATGTGGGGTCGCATCGATGACGTGAAGTTCCAGACGGGCGCTGCGAAGATGCAGAACTTCATCGCGCTGCCGCAGGGGCCGGCCGAGAACCGACCCGGCACCGCGTTCGTGCGCGAGGTCAAGGACAGCACCAAGCGCACGCGGCTGCTTCCGTTCACGTTCAGCACCACGCAGACGATGGTGCTCGAGCTGGGCGCCGGGTACTTCCGGTTCCACACGCAGGGCGCAACGCTTGGGCCCGGGACGCCTGCCGCCTACAACGGCGCGACCGCCTACGTGGTCGGGAACCTCGTCTCGAGCGGCGGCGTGAACTACTACTGCATCGCGAACACGACGGGCAACGCGCCGCCGAACGCCACCTACTGGTATGCCATGCCGGCCGGGATCTACGAGATCCCGAACCCGTACGCCGAGGCCGACCTGTTCGACATCCACTACGTGCAGTCGGCCGACGTGCTGACGCTCGTGCACCCGAACTACGCGCCCCGCGAGCTGCGCCGACTGGGCGCCACCACGTGGACGCTGACCACGATTTCGTTCGCATCGACGGTCACGTCGCCGACCGGGTTGAGCGTGACGGCCAACCGAGGCGAGGCGCTCAACCTGATCGGGTTCACGTCGGCAAGC